GTAAGATTGTCTAGCCTATCTCCACTAAATCTGGATCTAGGCACTCTGTATTCATAAACATTCAAATATTCTTGTGCAACATTTTGATTCACCCACTTATCATAATAACTATTAATGGCATCTATTTGAGTTTTAAGTGTTGCGGAATTTTCAGATGATAATGTCGTGTCAATGTAACCTTCCTTAGTAATACCATCAGTATCAGTATAAAGATAGGGGAACATTCCGGTTCCGGCAGCATTTGGATTTGTGCTGGTTGTTCCACTTGGAACTATTGAAGTATATCTATTTTTTTCAGAAATCTGACCAGATAATGGTTGCACAAAAGGAACCGGAGTAATTATTTCATGATTGGTATAAGTTCCATTTGAAAGTCCAGTAATAACAGCATCACTGTTCAAAGGCTTTAAAGTTACATTTCCAGTTGTGGTGACACCGGCAACTCTATAAATTGAGGTATCTGTGAGACCAGTAATGACTCCAACATTAGTTCCTTTAGAATATGAAACATATTGCCCAGTTGTTAGTCCAACGGCAGTTCCTCCCGAAACATAAAAAGTTGGAACAGTCGAGACTCCAACATTAACTCTAAATACAGTTGGCGAATCTACCTGTATAACATTATATCCACTAGCTCTGTTTGGATATATTTTTGGAACAGAGGGATCCAAATAGCAAGTCATTCCTATTCCGGATAGAGTGATAAATTTACCAACACCAAACCCGTGAGCGGTAGATGTTGTGATCACCATTATTCCAGTGTCTATATTATAGGTTGCATCAGATATACTCTTCGAAATTCCTGGAATCTGTAAGGTATTTCCACCGCTGACTGATGCAATTCCAACTTTATATTCTGGTTGTAATAAAGATGGATCATAAACTGCTGCATGAGTCATCAAAAGATTATCTCTTAAAATAACAAGATCTCCAAATTTCTTTGGTTTTGCAGGGGGATTATTCTGAGCAGTTGCATCATCTTGAGATTCTGACCCTCTTATTCCAAATGGATCTTGTGGATTTGTTCTGGCATAGTCTTCTCTATTACCAGGTGTATTGAATTCTATCGGATTTTCAAAAGTATTGGCTTGAGTTCTTCTTACTACACAAAAATTATCGCCGGCTCCATTATTTCTTGTTTCCCAATAATAACCATCAAAGTTATCGAAAATACCATATTTACGAATACACGGGTTTTGAACAGTCGCTCCAGTTACGTCAGGTTTTAGTTTAGTTGTCTTAACACCAAATGTTGCGGCAGAAACACGGCCAGGTTGATATCTAAAAAATCTTTTAGATGTTAATACAGAATATCTATCTGGTGGTGCCTCAATCATCGCTCCAGATTCTTCTGGAACGTGAGATAATCCCCATCCCATCGTCTGTCCAATACCGGCATATACTCCGGCGTTAGATACTTTGGAAAATTGCTCCGGGAATGATGACCACTCCGTTGGATTTACATCATAAGTATTTACGTCGGCAAAAATTCCAAGAGCAACTTCGGATCTAGGTATTCCAAGGAGGGATAATGCAACTTCTGATTGAATTTTATTCTGCTCTTCAACGGGAATTGGAGACTGATCATTTGCGATAACAACAGGAACAGATTTTTCTGATTTTTGTTGTCCTGCTGGGACAGGAGCTGTTCTACCTATAACTACAACAGATGCATTATTATTAACATTAGTATTGTCTGGCATTTAGGTGACTCCGATTCTTCCTTTTGCAATGAGAAATGTATTTCTTACAGTTATATATCCAGTCGCCGTGCCGTTTGTTTGTGAGTCTGTGGTAAACCCGGTTAATCTTAATTGTTTAGTTACGGAATTCACATCTAATTTTGCCGCAACAGTGAGATCTTGGAATCCAAGATCAGGAGTCACCGAATGATTTGCAAGTTTCACAATGTCTCCGACTGCAAACGCACTAAATTGATTTGAGGTAGCTAAGGTTACGGTATACATTGTGGCACCGGCACCGATAATGTTCCAGGCTCCCGTTCCAATTCCAACAAATGTTGTGAATCCAACAGGTACATCCAAATATTCTGTTCCCCTCACATCATATCCCAATGTGTTTCCAATTGCCAAAGTACTTGTTTGTGCGAGATTGAGTTTTAATTGAATATAACCATTCGATCTTCCAAAAGTTCCGGTGTTTGGAGTAGGAATATTGAAGTTCATAAACCTTGTTCCAAGTGATTCATTACTTAAACCAAGATTTATAATTGTTCCAATTCCTGCGGTGATTGCAACCAAAGAACTATCAAGATTCTTTGGTAAACCATTTTCATTATAAAGCATAACAGGACCAGTAAAATCAACGGTGGTATTAATACCAAGATTTACTGAATTAAAATCACTATCAAAAAGATCATTTGTAGGAATAAATTCGTCTGCTGGTCCCAAAATAATATTTCCACTTGTGGTAAATTTGCCAGAACTAAATAATCTAATTCCTGTTCCACAGTTACGAACAACATTACCATTTACAGCAGAAATTGAAGTCACAGATAAATCCAAAGCTCCTGGATAGTTTTGAAACAATGAATTATTAATTCGAAGAACTTCTGAGTTCTGAGCATTTACCGGAGAAAAAGGATATCTGTCGGTTAAGGAGCCGTCTACAATCTGAGAATTTTGAATGGCTAATCTATCGGAATTAACAGTGTACAAACCAGATGCAGGAGAATTGCGAATTTCAACATCGGAAATTAATGAAGATTTAGTATTTACCAAATTTACAAGATAATTATCATCGTCATCAAGGAAAAGAATATTATTCGCATTATTACCATCTATTGTTAAACTTTGAAGAGTGATATCGGTCAGTGTACCAACTCCGGCTGCAATTCCTATTAGGTTTCCATCAAATGTAAGAGTGTTTCCTCCTCCATCTGTTGTGTCGTCTGCAAAAAATTGCTTTTTAATGATTGTATTTTTTCCTTCTCCCTTTAAAGCAAATCCATTCGGAATAACAATTGATTCTGTATAATAAGTTCCACTAGGAAGAATAAGTGATGAAATACCTTCAGATACGGCAGCACCTATTGCCTGTTTAAATCCAAAAGTATTATCGTGTATTACTTTTACAGAATTATTGCTATTAAGAGTATAATTGCCACTAACGGTAATAGAATTAGATCCTACGGCAGTAATAGTATCTATTGCCCAACCTTTTCTTGCGGATGTGGTTAAAGTTGCTGTATTCGGAAAATGTATTTGACTTGTATCATCAAATTCATTCTTGGCAGTTTTTGGAGACCACTTGGTTTTTTCATAGGGACCATAATCTTTCCAGTTAATACCAGAAGTCGCTATTACTCCCAGTTCTTTTGGCCCAAGAATAGCAACTAATTTGGCATTATCCGTTGAGGTTGAATCTTCGCTGCGGTAGATTAAAAGACCGTGATCTACACTTGTTCTTTGAAGAGTTAAAGCAATATGATTTACATCATTAAAATCTCCAATTGCAGTTACGGCAAGTCCGGCTGTTGGAATTGCCTGAGTTGATGTTCCGATCTTACCATTACGATAATGGTATTGAGCAACCCAATAACGATAAGTGGTGCCGGATGTCATATTACCGACTCTATCAAAGCTACAAGCACTGTCTGTGGCTGGAATTACTGCAGAATCAGTTGAACTTGTAATACCAAGTATTTTGACTTTTTGATTAATTAAAAATCTTGATGTGGATATTCCACTAACTACTAATTTATTTTCTACAATTGAACCCGTTCCGGTATACACAGTTGGATCATTACTAATACCAAAACTTTTAATTCTCAGCGCATCTAATGATCCTCCGCCGGGCACAGCAATAGTGCCGGTCACTACTAGATTGGTGGTCTTAATATTATCAGGAGTGATGACATCCTTCGAAGTAACTTCCTGTATTAATCCAAGATCTGAATTAAAAATTAATGGATATTTATTTGCCATTCATAGATATCATTTTAACTATTTATACTTTTTTTTAAATATAAGGGTCGTATTTTGCATCTTCCAAAACACCAATTGCTTTTTTTATTCGTTCATTTTCTTCTTTTGCGCTACGAATAGAACTTTTTTCTGCCCACCTTATAACTTGATAATCGATTCTTTCGGTTCTCATAGAATTTGATGCGGACACTAAATTATCCAGTTGTGATTGTAATGAGATAATTTGATTTTGTTTTGCTGTAATATTAGTTAAGGCAGTGGTGCAGGTTTGGGGTATACAATTAACTCCATAACAAGAACCAATACTTGCAAAAGCAGAACCAAGACCGGTGCTTGAACTGTTATTTTTTGTATATATTACAAAAGTCCCGAACCCTACATTGGATGTTGTAAGAGTTGTATTAGTTATGTCATAAGGATCATCAGAATCATATGTAGAACTACTCAACTTATAGGAGCTATCCACTATTGTATCAGAAAAAACTGTCGTGACTCCAACTGTTGTTCCACATCCAACATTATGTGCAGTTAAATGTAGTGTTACAATTTCAGCCTTAAGAGCATTAATACTTGCCGTGATAGTTACAATCTCTTTGTCAAGACCTTTACAGGCAGGATCAAACTTATCTATAATTGGTTGAATTTCTTTAATTTTAGCTTCACTATCTACAATACCATCCAAATTACTATCAATTGTTCCATTAAAAAGTATCTTTAAATCATCTTTTTGTGGTTGAGTTGCCATTTACTTTTCCTTTATAATTTTTTTTAGTTCTTCAATTTCTTTTTGTTGTTCTTTTATTGCTTCAATCAATAGTGGAACCAAATGCTGATAAGAAAGTCCAAGATTTCCATCGGTATTTTTTCCCACAACTTCTGGAATTACTTTTTTTACATCCTGAGCAATGAGACCAACTTGATGAACTCCAAGATATCCGGTTTTGGCACCCTTAATAAAATCAAATTCAACACCCTCCAATGACAATACTTTATCTAGTGCATTTTCAATTGGAGTTATATTGGTTTTAAGTTTCTTATCAGAACTTGGTAGTCTATCTGCTCTATCAATTCTTTTAGCAACATTTCCACAATTTGCAAGAAGTAATTTTTTATTAAGATGAGTATCACTATTAACAGTTAGTTTTTTATTAATTGTTGCGTTCAAGTTAACCTTCAAATTACCATCAGTTGTGATATTTGGTATAAAGGGTTCTTTGGGATGCTTAACCACATTTAAGTGACCATGAAGATTTGAAGTATTGAAAACTTTCATCCCATTCCAAAATGTAGGTGGTTGATTAAAGTTACATTGATTTCCGTAAAATACTTCTCTTGGGTTTGTCATTTTTATTCTGCGAGGGTTCCACCACTTGCTGCTCCACCAGTCTCAAATGAACCAGCAGTTTCATTACCAGTTAATTTTGTATTTTCCTCACTTAATAAATCATCATCAGACTCTTGTGTTTCTGTTGCTGTCACCACTGGTCCCTCTGGAGGATTACAAGAGTATTTAACAGTTGGACCACCAGAGAAATAGTCTTGAACGACATCGGTTCCTGCCTTTGGGTTTGCTCCATAGGCACTTTCTCCCATAGAAGTTCCTTGTGGCAAAGCATTTCCTGTTTGCCCCTTTACATCAACTTGTTGGGCCTGAACAACATTTTTTCCACCGGACCTCATATTAATATCTTTACCGGCATTTAGTGTAATGGTTTCATCGGCATCAATCGTAATATTTTTACCTCTAATTCTAATAGTTCCATTCTTCTCTGCTGTAATTGTAATATCACCTGCCTTACTTAAAATTGTAATATCAACACCACCACCAGGAGATTTTTGTCCGGCAACGATTTCAATTGACTTGTCATTATAGATTTTATATATTCCTCCCTGCGTCAATCCGGTAACATTGACATCCTTATTATCAGTGTATCCATATTGTGTATAAACATCCGCACCATTTAACCCCAATTGAGGATTTCGAATATCTAATCTAAAATTGGGTCCGAGTGTTACAAAATTTCTACTTTGCCAGTCTTCTTCTCTTGGTGCCATTATATTTTAATGCAATCGATAATTTGTTCTTTTTCCAATCATAGTATTTATTCTATGTGACGGTAATTGATTTTTTAGTAACCATATCCTCCTCCCGATGGTGGAGATGGCGGTGGAGATGGCGGTGGAGATGGCGGTGGAGATGGCGGTGGAGATGGCGGTGGAGATGGCGGTGGAGATGGTGATGGAGATGGTGGTGGAGTTGGTGTAGGAGTTGGTGTAGGAGTTGGTGTAGGAGTTGGTGTAGGAGTTGGTGTAGGAGTTGGTGTAGGAGTTGGTGATGGTGATGATATTGGTGTTGGTGTTGATGGTACAGGTGTTGGTACTGGGAAAGATGCTGGGGAAGAAGATCCACCTCCACCCGATGATGTTAAAGTTGGTGTGGTGGTTGTTAAAGTTGGTGTGGTGGTTGTTGATGTTGAAATTAATGCAGTGATTGGTATAGGAGTTGATGTAGAAGTTGGTGTTGTTAGAGGTGTTTCTGAACGTCTAGGATAAACACAATCAATAATTTGTTGAACTTCTCCCTGGAACTCTGGTTTGATACCAAAGATTGGTCTTAATATTGCTCCTCTTCCTTGAGTAACTTCATATATTCCTATGGAATTTTTCTTACCAACAACTTCAAGAACAGGCAACTTCTCAATATTCTTAACATTTACGGGGTCAACCTTAACGATAGAACCATTATTAATAATCACACTATATTCATTTCCAAGATTATCAATTACAATATCATCTGGTTCATATTCTACTCCTGGATTTTCAATCAGAACACTTACAATTGTGAATACATCTGGGTCTTGAGTTCCAACTGGGTAATTTTCACCATCGGAAATCACCACGACACTAGCAACTTGACCTTCCGCATTAATTGTTGTTTGAACAATTCCTCCATATCCTTGATTACAATTATCGGTCACCTCCACAAATGGAGCAGAAATATAACCAGACCCCGCATTTGTAATTACAGCACCAATTAAACTTCCAACATTTCCATTAACAATTGAACCAAAAATAGGAATTACCTCCGCTCCAAACCCGCCACCGCCAAATACTTTAAGTTCAGGTGGATTGCAAGACCTTGGCGGCCCTGCATAACAAGCTCCGAGAGCACTTTGAGTTCCAGAATCACCAATAGAACTGTTAAAAATATCAAGTGCTCCTGTAACGCCAGTAATAGCGCCTTCTACCGCATCTATGGCATCTGTAACTCCATCAACAATTCCTTTGGCAGTATTGGCAACTTCTAAAATTTTGCTTAACTTAGTATCAGGCGAACTAATCACACCACTTCCAATCATCCACCTTTCAACACCAGGATCTGAGGGAGATGGGCATTTACCACACTCTGCAATAAATGAGACTCCGGAAATACCTTTGGAACTCCCTCTGATAATTGATCCTAAATCAAATCCCTGTAATAATTTAGCAATGCCAAGTGCTCCCATCGCAAGATTGAGTCCCAACTCAATCGCACCTATAATTGCATTTAATAGTCCACCAAGAAATTGATCTATCACACAGGAGACTAGATTGGCAATATTTTTTAATAATGCACAAAGCATTTCATCAATAATATTGAATAAATCCTTTACAATACATTTTCCTAATTTAGGGATTTCGTCTTGAAGTTTTTTTAATTGTGGAATTGTTTCTGCCTGAGCTTTGGCACCGGCAAGATGTCCCTGTGAAATACTTTTAGTTGCTGCCTCAATTTTACTACTTACATCATCATATACCTTTTCGACACCTTCATTTAATGATGGAATCATTTTCTTATAAGTATCATTCAAGACTCCACCAACAATACCGGTAGAAATACCTTGTATTTTTTTAGAAATTTCTTTACATAATTTTTCAATTTGTTCATCAATATATTCTTTTGATAAATCTTTATAAGATTTTAATGTCTCAACAAACTTGACTGCATTTTCAAGTTCTGTCGAGATTTTATCAACAAATGTATTAGCTTTTGTAGATGCAAACTGTACCTTATCCCCAATACCACTGAAATATGAAATCTCTTCACCACTCGATTTTTCATTTGTGGTTTTAGTTGGAAGATGATATGGTGATTTTTGAGTCTCCTTGGTTCCCTCGTTCGTTTGATCGCGTTTTAAATTAGATCCATCATTCTTAATCTTACTTGTATATCCCGTAAACGGTTTAAATGGAAAACTAAATTGATTGCTTACGGCACCTTCTGCGGTCTTACCGAATGCACCAATAATAACCGGAAGTTGAGCATTATCACCGTCCATAAAGAAACCGAATACGGTATCTCCTCCCAATATTTTGACATTAGTTCCATTATTTCCGGCACCAGTTCCTGTTGTTGTGGGCAACATACACTGTGCCCACGGAAGGTCTTTATCGGGAAGTTCGGTGATATCGTGAGGATGATACCCCATAATCCTAACTTTTCTTCTATTTCCCCATCCCTCACCATTTATCTGCCCACCCTGTGCATCCTCGGGGGCAACCTGACCAATCCACCAACGGAATCCGTCTCTTCCTACAAAATTACTTTTAAGTAGTGATTCGTCTATCATTTCTTTTCTTTATTGTTGACTCCGAATGTATCTCTTATTAATTTTAATGATGTATAGGAATTTTCCGTATTAAAATGATGGCAAAGTTCCTTAATCATATATAGACCACTTGTTTCTGGGTCGTGTTCTTTTTTGTCTGTTAGTGAATTAGTGGGAAATAAACACTCAATCACATCACCCGCTCTTAAATCTATATTTCCAGGAACCATTACATTTAAAATCTGACTAAAAAGAATATTATATCTCATTAAAGATTGTGATTGATATAAAGAGGGGTCAGCATTTTCATCCTTTGATACTTCTGCTTCGATTGTTCCAATATCCAGAACAGCAGTGATAATTCTAGAAGGAACATCTCCAAGAGATTGATCAGAACCCTCTGATATTTTAGGAAGTTTTAAATCGGTTCCACCAAGATTTTCAGATTTATTGTCATAATCTTTAAGTTGAAATATTGATTCGGTGAATGTAAATTTAAGAGGGTCATAAAAAATTCTAGAACTCGAATAGGTTCCAAGACGAAGTTTCTCAATTAAATTTTGATTTTTTTCGGTGCTATAATTTAAAATTTTAAACTCATTATCAACCTTTTTATTATTATCATCATAAGATACGGTTGTTGGATTATAAACATATGTTGCCTTTGGTTTTTGAGCAATTAGATTATCAATCGCACGAAACTGAAATCCATCACGAGTTTGATAAAATACAAATCCTGCAGTCGCATCTCCGGAAACCACCGGAACACTTTTAGATGCTAACCAAATTAATATGGTGAATGGTTTTCTTAAATTACCAACAAAACCATACTTGTTTGAAGTCTCATCAATTGTTCCGATTCTATCAGTTTTTAGAACATCGGTTAAAATTTTGCGAACCGTCTCATTAATCTTTAATGATGTTGAATATTTTTTTGCTACTCTTGAAGTTTCGTTTGTAATTGCCTCTCGTGAAACTAGATTCAAAGTGAAACTTTCATTTTGTGCCTCTGAAATTACATCAGTAATACTCGAAACATAAAAATAATCTTTGGGGTCTTTTGAGAAATTTAGTGATTCTCTTCCCGGAACATTTCCGGCAAGTTTAATTGAAAGTCTTTCACCACCACGAAGAGGAAGTCCATTATAAATCGATTGCTTTTCTCCGTCTGGGTCCTTAAAAGATTCGATTGTATTTCCTGTATTGACTACTTTAATTCTACCGGTAATTGTTGGAGAAAAAATGTCCTCGAAATATTCGAATGCGATGACACCATTTTTAATGTCAATCGTCCTTTTTTGATCGTTTGATTCCAGAACCAGTTCTTCGTATAGAGACTTGTTAATTGACATTACAGGTAAGCAAGATCGAGTAGAAGTTTATTTTTTATAAAATTATTTAACATAGCAAATTCACTTATTTGTGGTGATCCTCCACCAGAAGAACCTCCACCACCATAAGACATCATTCGTTGTCCCATAGACGAAGGATTTTGAGCAACGATCACCGTTGGTCCGGTTCTCTCTGGTGTTAGAGCCTGTGATGACTGACTCATTTGTGGATTTTGAGGAGTTCCGGTTGGTGTGATTTGTGCCGGTGTTGGGGTTGATGTTTGTGCTGATGCTATGGATGGGGATGATGGGGTGGAAATATCCGTCGCAGATTTTCCACCAAATGTTGCAAGAGCTTTATCAGCATAACGATAACGATTTTCCATCATAGGTTTTCCAGCAGCTGCCATTTCGTTTTCAAATAAAAGAGTTGCTTTACGTGTATCTTTAATTCCTTTAAGACGATTAAGAGTTCCTCTATCTTTCATTTCTTTCATCATCCATTCAACTTGTGTTTCAAGAGTCCATGGATCTTTACCTGATTTTTTGGCCCAGGCAGACAATGTGTCCCATCTTTCTCCACTACCTTTTCCAGTTCCCCATTGTAAAATACCTCTTCCTGGTCCATCCTTTTGATGACTTTGTGGATTGATATTAAATGTCCCCCCACCACTTTCCTGCATTAAGTTTCCAATTACACCGGCAGATGCCTGAGAAGTAAATCCAGATCCAATTAAATGCTTATATACTTTTTCCGCATTTGATCCTCCTCCCAATTTTATTCCCGAAGAAGAAGTTCCCATTAAGTTTTGTTGAGGTTGACTAGTTGATGAAGAAGCAATCGAAGCCGGAGCAGGAGTTGGTTTGCCTAGTTTTTTTCCAATTTTAATAAGATTTAAATATGGTGTTGGATCTACTCCCTTAGATCCTGGTGGATGAACTTCATAATGTAAATGTATATCAGTACTAGATCCAGTAGTTCCAATTTCACCAATTGCAGTTCCAGCTTTATACGGACCAGATGCAATAGAAAATCTAGCAAGGTGAAAAAATTTATATGTCGTTCCACCACTTTTTATTTCAACAAATAACCCAGCACCTTTTGGTTGGTTGCCAAGAGTTGCCGTTCCATCAAGTAAAAATGCGACGTAATATCCTTTTTGTTTGGTTGTTCCAATATCAATACCATTATGATGCCTTCCTCTCCAACTGGAATATCCAAAACGATCCGTGGCTCCAATATATTGATCAGCACCCTTTGCACTAGCTGGCAATAAAGCGGTGGTGCCTGATATTCCACCCTCTAACATTACTTGCGGTGCCGGAGTGCCACCAGAAGATGGTGGTGTTTCATAGGCACCCTCATCGGTATATTGAGTTCCTGGTGGAGGAGCATTCTCACCAGAAGCAACACCTTCGGTTAATGGAGATGTTATTAAGTTAAGAGCTTCTTCAAATCCAGTTCCCCAATTATCCACACTTAATTGAAGTTCCTCGAAAGCAGTGCCAACTCTTTCCGAAGTATCAAGAAAATCGAATGTCACTATATTAGTTAAAGTCGCACCCAAAAGACTCGTAATATTATTGAATATTTTTGTGGTATTTAAAAGAAAACCTCCAATTAAATTGCCCATTTTTTCAGTTCTGGCAATAAACTCCTTACCCATTGCAATCCAGGTGGGTAAATTACTAAGAAGCCATCCGGCAGTTAAGTAACCAAGAAATCCGAGTAATCTCTCAAAAAATCCCTTGGTACTACCGGCAATTAATTGTGCGGCACCACGTGGTCTTCTCACAATATCAGGTGCCTCAAGTGCGTCTTCTTGAAGAGCTCTCCTGTCATTTTCAATTCTACGATCCTGTAAGATTGTTTTATTTCGAAAAGTTTCTCTACTAACTCGTGTTTTATTGAGTATGATACCCTGAAGGTTTTTTATAGTTCTTTCCGAAGTTTTTGGAGTAAGTGGTGATGAGATTGCCATATTATATCACCACATTATAATTTAATTGAGAATAAAGGACATAAAAATTATCAGGATTGGAAGAATTAATTATAGGAGTATCGCTTCCTACTGGTGGTGCCTGTGGAGTTGGTGATTGTTGAGAACCACCCTGCTCTCCTGCCATAATAACATTTGGAGTCGGTTCTGGAAGTGCCCCAACATTTGGAGTCTGCGCTGGAGAACTTATATTTGCGGTGCTCGGTGTTCCAGCATTCATAGCAGCATTTGCAACATATATCTCCAATTCTTTTCCAGACAATCCATCTGCTTTACCCTGTGCTCTTGCTTGTGTTGCTGCCTTAAATTGTTCGCTAGTCAGAGCTTTATCAGGTCTTTGTCCGGGAACTAGTGCTCCCGGAGGATTATTTAATGAAAGTTCTGATGCCTGTGGTGCCATAGATGTCATTGGACTACTAACACCACCACTAGTAGGAGGAGCAGCACCACCTGCGGGATCTCCACCACCAGCAGGAGCAGCACCACCAGCAGGAGTAGCACCACCAGCAGGAGCAGCACCACCAGCAGAAGTAGGTTGAATATTTGGACTTCCGGGTACTGGACCAGGAGTCATATTTTTTGGATCAGTTTCAGATTTTTCATCTTTTTTATCTCCCATTAACGGAGTTTGTGCGGTTGATGTTGATGTTGTCGATGTTGTCGATGTTGTTGATGTTGATGTTGTTGATGTTGAAGATTTTTTTTGTTTTTTTGCTTCTTCCGCAATTTCTTTTCCCTTTCTTTCGTGATTTGGATTTTTAAACCCAAAAAGATTACCACCAAATACTTCTGCTATATTATCTACTGTTACACCCGCAATTAAAAGTCCTTTAACAATAGGAGGTGTCGGAAGTAACAACGCAGCGTTCATAATTGCATCTACATTTTCCCCATTTCTAAAATTCATAAATGCTTCAACACTACTGAATAATCCTCCAATGAGTCCTGGTCCTGTTGGTTTAGGTTTAGGTTTTGTTTCACCAAACACATTTTGTAGAAGAGGAGCACCTCTAAGAGTATTTGTTAAAACTTTTATGGGTGCCAGAGCAAGTTTGGTTACAAAACCAGCAATTCTTCCAGCAAGTGTGGTAATAGTTCCAATTATCAAACTAAATCCGGTTCTAATCGCTGCGAAGACTTTTATAACATCTCCAAAAGCATTAAGAACTCTATCTCTAATTTTTTCTAATTCAGTTTTATTTCCTTCTGCACTTGCTCTAAGTGCTTCAATTCCCTGATTCGTTAACCAACCGGTAAATAATGTAAATAAAGCTGTTTTAATTCTATCAAATATGTTATTAATTTTTGGTTCAAGAGCCTGAACCGGTCCCACAAGAGCACTTGTAATACTGCTTTCTAGTTGAGACTCTTTTCCCATTCGAACTTTAGTTTCAACAAGTCTTCTCTCTCTTTCTGCTTCTTGTTGTTCTTGTTGTTTTTCGACGGCAGTATCTTGCTGTATTAAATTAGAAACAGACCCGATACCATTATTCAATGTTGTGACTTCTGTTCTTAAAGATTCTATCGTGGTGCGAAGTCCAGAAATTTCCTGTGTCTGCTTAACATTTTGTTCTTTCTGAGATTCTAAATTTCTCTCAATATTAACCAAACCTGCCTGTGGTTGTGCTTGTGCTGCAGGAAGAGCAGGAGGTGCAAATGGAGATGATAGACTAGCCATTCTGTTGATGTTGGTTCTTTAGATTTTGCTCTTCAACATATTGTGAAAGAAGAGTAATATAAACCTCTCTTTCCCAGGGCATCATATTTTCTAATTCTGTTAATGAGTATTTATGATGCTGCATCAACTGAAAAGTAGTTCTATAATATGACTCCAACGAAGTATGAGCCATTCCTAGGCGAAAAAAGATGTTAGACCCTCCAATACGACCTCACTTTCAACTTCGGTATTTGGATTTTTGACCTTAATGATATGAGATAGTTTAGGCATTGTCTCAAAAAACTTTTCAATTGCTTTAAACTGATTTGTGGTCAGTTGTTCTAGAAATTCATCAAGTTCTTTTTTAGTCGAATCGGCAGCAATCCAGGATTCTTCTTCACTAAAAATCTGATCGATACAAGAAGAAATCATCTCAAAGGTATCATCAATACTAATAGATTGAGTATTATTAAAATTAGTCTTAATGAACTCTTGCATCGATGGATATTTCATTCGAAGAGTCAGAGTATCATCAAGTTTAATATCCTTTGAGTGTTCCTCACCAACATTTACTTTAATTTCATCTAGATTAATTGAAACCGGAACTTGTGTGGTTCCGTCGTCTGGGCAGGTAATTAAAACATCAACAGACTCACCAACAGACTTTCCCCGAACATTCAGAAACAAATATTCAATATCGAAAGTTGATAGTTGTTCGACTTTAATTCCTTTAGTAAGAATACAATTTGAAATTACGGTTTTTACCGCTTCTGCAATTTGTTTTGGATCCTCACTTTCCATCGCAATAATTAAGACCTTTTCTTCTTTGACTAAAAATGGTCTGTATTTAATATTTTTTTTTAACGAAGGTATTTCCAACTCATATGTTGGTGTAGAAATTTTAGGTAAAGGCATTTTATTTAAACATTAAATATTCAACTACACTTATTTATTCGGCAAAATTGATATTGGTATTCATATTATCTAAAAAATATTTTCAATGAAATTTGCTGTATTTGCAATGTTCGAAACAAAGTTATTATTGTTTCCAAGCAAATTTGAAAGCGAACTGGACTTACCGGCAATATAGCGATCATATTGAAATGTTACTGCCATAGTAAGAATGTTAGATGCAGAATAACTAACTGCCAGAGATGAAATTGCTGATGGAAAAAGACCTCTAAAAGTATATTCTATTTCCTGATTATAATCTTTATCAAACTTGGTAATTTTTGTCTCATTTGATTTATAATATTCCGGATACTGCATTCTAAAAAGATAAGCGTCACTATTTTGTTTCACCGAAGGAAGACGACTGTCAATTGGATTATGAGATCCACTCGCAATAAACTCCATCCAACTTTCCATAAATTTAAGAGCATTATAATTTTTATCTACATAAAATTCTAGAGTAATTGGAGAGTATTGCCTTGTATGAGCAAAATACTCAGTCGTACCCATATGATTTCCACTAATAGTTGCCGTTGCCAAATTTGTTGTTGGAAGAGATGCCGATGAACAAAGTAGTCCGCAGTCTTCGACAATGAATCTCTGAGTAATCCCTTTACTATTAAGATATGAAATTAGTTCCCCACCACTAGATCCAAGACCTCCAAATCTAACTTCATAATGTGAAGTTTGTGCGAGGTTGGTAAATAATGGTTTGAAATCAGATATTCTTTTTTTAGTAGGCACTCTAAATACTTAGATGAGTTTATATACTATGTATAATGTCATATAAGGGAAAATATCAACCTTCCTATCCAAAAAAATACAAGGGAGATCCAACAAATATCATTTACAGATCTCTTTGGGAACGTAAATTTATGGTCTATTGTGACTTAAATGAAAATATTATTGAATGGGGTTCAGAAGAAATAGCATTACCTTATCGTTCTCCTGTAGATAATAAAGTTCATCGATATTTTCCGGACTTTCTTATAAAAGTCAAAGAACCTAACGGGTCAATCAAGAAATATATGATTGAGATTAAACCTTATAAACAAACTATGCCACCACCAAAACCAAAAAGACAGACAAAAGGATATATCTATGAAGCATATGAGTATGCCAAGAACCAATCAAAATGGGAAGCGGCAAGAGAATACTGTAAAGACAGAGGATGGTCCTTTAAAGTCCTGAGTGAAAACGAACTTGGAATTGACAGAAAATGAGCCGTATTGCACCATTGGTCAAGAAGTTAATAGGAACTGAAGATGCGGATGATTTGATGTTGGAAATACTTGAAGCTCTAACAGAAACCACCAGTAGTCCTGAAGCAGGTAAATTTTATACCTTTGTCTATAAACCAAAGACTCCTGGTTTAAGATATGATGCTAATCCTTTAGTTGCCGTTACAGGTGTTTATTCCTGGGGATTTAGTGGCATTAACTTTCATTGGGGAGAACAGCGTCAATATACATCTGGAGAAGTTATTGGCCCTCTTCATATTGTTAATCAAAATGAGGTTAGTGACCTGAGAAAACTACCTTTTGGAAGAATTAGGATAAATAACTAAAAACTATAAACGTCAGTGCCAAATTATAGATACCCAATTAAAAATATTAATGCATCTGATGATTTTTTGAAAATCACCTCTTTTGAGTATAAACCTCCTGGATTAAATCTAGGAGATACCGGTAGTTTTGCACAAAAAAGTTCTGATGATATTGTTTCAGAAGGTGGATATGGTTCTGCAACAGGTAGAGGAACAGTAATACTTCCAATGCCACAGTCTATTATAAGCACTGCCGGCGCAAGTTGGGGTGTCGGTAATATGGATCCTCTACAAACTGCTATTCTGGGAGTAACAAAGTCTGCAGTTTCAAATGGATTTGACGGTGGGATTTCAGCTGCGACAAATTTATTAAACAACTTGAAATCAGCAGCGCAAACTGCAGGTGGTCAAAGTGCGGTTCAAACTTTTTTTGCAACAAAAGCAACAGCAGCACTACTTGGAGATGGAAACTTTACTCAAAATCTTTCCAGAGAAACTGGTAGTGTTTTTAATTCAAATACAGAACTACTTTTTAATGGAGTAGCACCACCTCGGTCGTTTTCATTTTCATTTGATTTAGTTCCTCGCAGTGAAGCAGAGTCTAAGGTAATTAAAGAAATTATTTTATTTTTTAAAAAAGAATCTGCGGCACAAAAAGGAGCAGAAACCGGAGGTGCTGCCGGATTATTTCTTAAATCACCAAGTGTATTCAAAGTTCAATATATGAGTGGTGGAAAATCTCATCCATTTCTACACCAGTTCAAGATATGTGCTCTAAATTCTATGTCCGTTAACTATACCGGTTCTGGAACTTATGCCACATATTCTGATGCCACACCGGTTCATATGCAGATGATACTATCATTTCAGGAACTCACTCCGATCTACCGTGAGGATTATATTGATAGGAACGGAAATAATAAGTCAACACTCACAGGAACAGGATTCTAATGTCTTACTTCAGAGAGCTTCCAAATTTAGAATATCAATCGTTCCTATCAAGTAGTTTAGGCTCTGATGAATACTTACTGGTAAAGAATGTATTTCGTAGAGTTAAACTTCGTGATGATTTAAAAAATGTTTTTATGATATTTAATAAGTATCAAATTCAGGACGGAGCAAGACCGGATACTGTTGCCGAAGAAGTTTATGGAAGTGCTCAATATGATTGGGTTGTATTGGTGAGTGCCGGTATTGTAAATATCAGAAATGAATGGCCTCTTTCAGATTATGACATTTATCAATATGCCGAAGAAATATATGGTAATGATTTAAATGCTATTCATCATTATGAAACAATCGAAGTTAAGGATTCAAAAGGTCGTTTAATTCTTCCTGCAGGTAAGGTTGTAGATTCTAATTTTAGAATTCCAGATGTAGATATCTATGGGAATATTGGAATCGGTTCTGCATTTTATACATCAGGGTGGATTTTAGGTTCTCAAGGGTCTAATGCTTATACTTTTACAGGACCTGGATTTACCGGTAATGAATCTAATCCACCATTATATTTAATCAAAGGGGAGAGATACACATTCACAAATAATATGAATGCTCATCCATTCAGAATACAAACCGGTATCGGAACAAATGGAACTGTTTATAGTGATGGAATTGTAAATAATGGAGTCTCTAACGGAACACTGATTTGGGATGTTCAATATAATGCACCGAGTGTTTTATATTATCAATGCACATCACACACATCTATGGTCGGTCAGATTTATATTGTTACGGCAAATATAAATCCTGTTGTGAGTGTGAGTAATTATGAATATGAAACTCGAAAAAATACCCTAAAAAGAAGCATTTATCTTCTTAAGCCGGAATATCTTCAACAGGTTATTAATGATACAAGAAAAGCGATGACCTATGACAGATCATCGCAGTATGTAAGTGATAAGACAATTCGCACCGAGAATACAAGGATCACGATGCCCTAAAAATTGATAAAAAACTAATCCGCACCAAAAACACCAGTCTCATTGCCCCATAAAAGTTCGAGTTTCTTATCAAATACCATTACATATCGGTGTTTGCGGGAGCGTTCTTTCCATTCTCCTGCAGCACCTTTAACTTTGCCTCTAGAGTGTTTAGTTCC